TGAAGAGGGGTCGTCGTGACGCTCATCACGCTCCAAGACGGCAAGGTCGTGCTGCGTGACGGAAAGGTCGGCACGGAGGAGGCATGCTGCTGCGGGGTGTGCAATGAGTTGATAGGCGCAGGTTGCGAGTTCTCTGTCCAATGCTTGGACACCTGGATAACAGAACAAGAGGCTCAAGATCGCGCCGACATTTTTGTGTCCGACTTTTTTGCTTGGGCAAACTCCATTGACATCGAAGGAGCACTTGTAGCCGCTGGTTATTCCAATGTGTCCGTGAGCGGGGATAACTATGTGTACTCCATAGAGCCAGAGCCACCGCAGGAATTTGCTTGCGGCGTTGATCCGTATTTGATTTTGTGGTCTTGGGGGGGCGCTGTCGCGTACGAGGGCGAATGTTGCGGCGACAGGTTTATTGACTACGAAGCCGAGCCGACTGTTTTATGGGACCCCAACGGGCTCTATGGGCCAATAGTTGATGGGCCTGACTATCCGCCGGTGACGCCGACTGGTACATGCGATGCTTTGGGGGAGGTAGTCATCTATCCATGCGTTGACAACCCGCTCCCATGATCCGCTGCCACCTGTCACACCTTGAGGCCCGCTGCCGCCAGCGTGGCTACACGCTCGACGAAGTGCGGCCCTGCATCGTCTCCCAGGACGGCGACCAGATCACCGTGGACGAGACGCACCCGGCGTATCCGGCGAAGCCGAAGCCGGGCGTGTCGCTCGTCACGAAGGCCGCCAACTTCGCCGCATCGGCGGCCCGCCACGTCGCCGCCGGGATGCCCCGTGCCACCGACGAGCAAGTGGCCCAGCGGTTCGCCATCTGCCAGACGTGCGAACACTTCGACGGCCGAGCGTGCCGCCAGTGCGGTTGCCCTGTCGTGCGTGAGCGGAAGTTCGTCTCGAAGCTGTCCTGGGCGGAGCAGTCGTGCCCGGTCGGCAAGTGGGGGCCGGTGTCGAGTTGACTCGTCGCCGGAGGCGGGCAGACTGCGTTCCCACCCATAGGAGGCAAGGATGCCACCGAAAGGCACACCAGGCGGCGACCAGATCACGGAGATCGCCCGCCGGCTTGTTCGCGAGAACCCCGACCATGCCGCCCGGGGCCTGGCCCGGATGCTGGTCGCGGAGTCGAACGGGGCCCTGACGATCGACCAGGCGCGAAATCGGATCATGCGCCAGCTGGGGGTCCATGGGAATGCCGACCGGAAGGTCGTGAAGGCCGCCGCCAGCCGCGAGCCCCGCCAGGCGGGAGTCAACTACACGCTCCCGCCGTCGATCGCCCGCCCGTGGACCCGCTACCGCCTCGAGGTGACGGGCCGCGTCGGAATTCTGTCGGACGTTCACGTCCCGTATCACTCCGAGATCGCGGTCCGCGCCGCCGTCGACCACCTGGTCGAGATCGGGATCGAGGCCCTGGTCCTGAACGGCGACATCGCCGACTTCTACGCGATCTCCCGCTACACGAAGGACCCGCGGCAACGCGACTTCTCCGGCGAGCTGGAGGCCGTCCGCGACTTCGTGGGCTGGATCCGCGAGACGTTCGCGGGGATCCCGATCGTCTACAAGGCCGGGAACCACGAGGAACGCTGGCAGCATTACATCTGGCAGCACGCGCCGGAGCTGTCGAAGGAGCGGCGGATGTCGCTCCAGGCCTGGCTGAACCTAGACGACCACGGGATCGACCTGGTCGAGGATCAGCGGCCGATCATGGCGGGCCGGCTCCCGATCCTCCACGGCCACGAACTGCCGAAGGGGATGTCGTCACCGGTGAACCCGGCCCGCGGGGCCTACATGCGGATGAAGCACACGGGCCTGGTCGGCCACCACCACCGCACGAGCGGCCACGCGGAGGCCGACTTCGACCACCGCGAGACGTTCAACTGGTCGACGGGGTGCCTGTGCGATCTGACGCCGGAGTACGCGCGGATCAACTCCTGGAACTGGGGCTTCGCGGTGGCGACGATTCACGCCGACGGCGAGTTCGACGTTGAGAATCTTCGGATCACGGCCGACGGGAAGGTGAGGAGTTCGTGAGCCCAGAGGACCTCGAGCAGGCCGAGCAGCTCGCCCGCCGGATCGGGCCGGCGAACAGCTGGACTGGCACCGGGGGGACGTTAGCCTCCTACGCTCTCGCGATGATCCGAACACTGAAGGAGCAGGCGATGAAAGAGCGGTCCGGCGACGTGGTGCAGTTCCAGACCGGGGCCGTCCGGTCGAGTGACGCGGAGGCCACCCGTTACGACCTCGTGTCACCGATCGGCCTGGAGGCCGTCGCCCGGACGTGTGCGGAGGGGGCCGCCAAATACTCCGACTTCAACTGGGAGCGGGGGATGCCGGTCCACGATCTGTTGAACCACTCGATCAGGCACATCTACCAGTACCTGGCCGGCGATCGGTCGGAGGACCATCTGCCCCACGCCGCCTGGGGCCTGCTGGCCGCGATCCATTCGGAGGCCCTCTGGCCCCACCTGAACGCGGACACGCTCCGCGGGCCCGGCTGCACGCCTCCGGGGGCCGGGCCATGTTCGACCGCGTCGTCGTGATCTCGCTGGCCCGCCGGCCCGACCGGCTGGCAGGTTTCTACGAGCGGCTCGACGGCCGGCTCGCGGCGTTGCCCTACCCCGCCATCGACGGCCAGGAGGACCGGCCGCCGACATGGTGGGCGACCACGCCTGGGGCCTGGGGCTGCTACCAGTCCCACCGGGCCGTGATCGACTACGCGCTGGCGATCGACATCGAGTCGATCCTGATCTTCGAGGACGACGCCACGTTCGTCCCCGACTTCGCCGAGCGGCTCGCGGGCCTCGAGGTCCCGGCCGATTGCCAGATGCTCTACCTGGGCGGCCAGCACCTGGCCCGGGCCGAGCCGGGGCCGCCCGGCATCGTCCGCGGGCGGAACGTCAACCGGACCCACGCCTACGCGATCTTCGGCCGCCCGGCCCTCGAGCTGCTCCGCGACCACCTGCGGCCGGACCCGGCCCTGTGGACCGCCAGGCACCACATCGACCACCACTTCGGGATCCTGCACTGGAAGAGGCGGATCGCGGTGTACGCGGTGTCTCCGTGGATCTGCGGCCAGGCCGACGGGGTCAGTGACGTGTCCGGCCGGAAGGTCCGCGCGAGGAGCTGGTGATGACGACATCCTGGGATTTCTTCGACACGCTGATGGGTCGGGCCGCCGGCCACGAACCCTGGCGGGTGTTCGAGGCCGTCGGCGGGGCGGCCTACGTCCGGATCCGCCAGGAGGCCGAGCGGAGGAGCGACAAGACCTGGGCCGGGATCTTCGACCAGGTCCGCGAGATCACCGGCTGGACGGCCGCCCGCGTCGAGCAGCTGAAGCGCGACGAGTGGGCCGCGGAGGTGGCCGGGGCCTTCCCGATCGCGGAGAACGTGACGAGGGTCCGCCCGGGGGACCGGATCGTGTCGGACACCTACTTTTCCACGCTCCAGGTCCGCGAGCTGGCCGACCGGATCGGGATCCCGAAGACGGTCGGGATCGTGACCTCGTGGGATGCCAAATGGTCGGGCCGGTGGTGGCGGTCGGAGGCGGCCCGCCAGGCCGACCTCCACGTCGGAGACAACCAGCGCAGCGACTGGGAGCAACCCCGGGCCGCCGGGCTCCGGGCCGAGCGTTACGCCGCCGGCAAGCCGACGAGCCAGGAGACCGCCTGGGAGCGGGATGGATTCTGGGAGGTGGCCGGGGCCGCCAGGGCCGCCCGGCTGATGAATCCGCACCCCCACGGCTCCGACGAGCATCGGTGGTGGGACGGGGCCGCCGCGGCGAACGTCCCCTTCCTGCTGCTGGCCGCCGCTCTGGTCCACGACTACGCGTTCACGGCCCGGCCGGCCCGCCTGGCCTTCGTCTCGCGCGACTCGATCCTCCTCTCGAAGGTTTACCACGCGCTCTACCGCGAGCCGGTGACGATCTTCGACGCCAGCCGGCAGACCCTCCGGAACCCGTCGGCGGATTTCTTGACATACGTCAAGCGGCTGGCCCCGGGGACGCTGTTCGTCGATCTCCACGGCACGGGGAAGACGGTCCAAGAGTTCACGAAGAAGACGGGGATCGACCTGGCCTACGTCTTCGTGTGCGGCCAGCGGCGACTCGCGGCCCACGCCCCGGCCCTGGCCACGCTCCGCGGCATCGGGACCGGGACGGCGGTCGAGGTGATGAACTACGACGACCAGGGCCGGGTGATCGACGTCGATCGCGAAGGCCGCCCGATCCGGGCCCCGCTCGAGTACGACCCCGCGCCGGTCCGGGTCCACCGGACGGCCTCGATCGACGGGGCCCGGCTCTGCTGCCGCCCGCCGCGGGGCGTGACCGCGGACCATGTGATCAGGGCCGCGGAGGTCGTCGCCAAGGCCGTCCCCCGCGAGCTGCTCCGCCAGCATCAGGTGGACCACCGGGGGTGATCAGGCCGCGCCGGCTGCCCCCGGCGGCGGCTCGATGTCGCCCGGCCAGATCCGCGGCAGCAGCTGCCACGGGGCCGGCTGGCCGGCCTGGGTGATCCTGGGGTCGAGGTATCTCCTCGTCACCTTTTCGCTGGAGTGCTGGAGGGCTTCCCGAGCCGATCCGCCGGCGGCGGTCAGGTGGCTGGCGAAACTGCGTCTAAGCGCGTGGAACTGGACCTCCGGCCCGTCCCCGAGCCCGGCCCGACGGGTGATCACCTTCCACCGCTCGCGGAGGGCGGTGTCGCTCGCCGGCCAGAAGAACAGCGCCGGCTGATCGTGCCGGGACACCTGGTCGACGAGGTCGGCGACGTGGTCTGGCAGCTGGTAGGCCGCCGGCTTCCGGCTCCCCTTCCTGGCCGTCGCCGGCACGGCCAGCCAGGGCCGCGACCAGCCCGACCGCTCGACCCGGAGGACGGCCGTGATCCGCTCGCCGGAATAGAACAGGACGCCGAGCAGTGCCTGGAACCAGACCGGGGCAGGGATCGGACCGACCCAGCCCCGCACCACGCCACAGGAGGCCCACAGGCGGCCCAGCTCGTCGGCCGTGAACGCCCGGGGGGTCTGCTCCGGGATGAGTTCGGGGGCCACCAGCGGCCGCAGGCGAACCAGGGCGCGGGCCTGGGCGAGGTTCCACAGGGCCAGCAGGCCGGACCGCTCGCGGGCGACGGAGTTCGGCGACAGCTTCGCGGCCCTCGCCGCCAGGAACCGGCTCACGACCAGGTCGTCGAAGTCGTCGAGCGTGGCGGGCCGCTCGAGGTGGAGGCTGAACTGGCGGATCGCGTGGCGAAGCAGCCGGACCGATTCGGGGGACCGGCCGCGGAGTTTGAGCGGGACATAGACGGTATCGAGGAACGTATCGAGCAACATCAGGGCGACCTCCTACGGAGGGATAGGTCGCGTCCATGCGGGGGGCCACCGGAAAATCCGTGCGGCCAGCACCCTTGGTCCATTCGGATGCCGCTGGCGCAGGTCGTGCGGGTTGTGACCACCGAAGGGGTGGCGATCCTGTCCCCGCCATTGGCGAACCTTCGGATCCCGTCCGGGGATCCGAAGGTTCGCCCGATCCCGCCAGCAGGGAACGCTACGCGCGGCCGGACCCCCAGGGCAAGTCGGCCCGTATTGATTCACGGAGGAGGGGCCCTACGATCCGGGCCATGCGAATGATCACTGACAAGGCTGGCCGCCACCTGTGCACGACCGCCGAGGCCGCCCGAGAGTACGGGTGTGGACCGTCCTACATTCGGACGCTGGCCTCGAAGGGGATCCTCTGGTCGAAGGTGGAATCCCCCCGGGTGGTGTTCTATGATCTCGACCAGGTGAAGAAGGTCGCCAAGGAGAATCGGGCGACCAGACGGAAACGCGGCGGCCGCCCACCGAGGGGTAGTCAAGCCGCCTGACCTGAGGCGGCCATGTTTGAGGCACTGAAGTACCTCGTCCGGATCTTGGCGTCCGTGATCCTGCTGGCACTGGCCGGAATCTTCGCGATCGCCGCGTCCTTCGACGCGAAGTCGACCGTCTCCATGTACGCGATCGGGGCGGTGTTTGGCCTGGCGGGCCTGTTCAGCTGGCCGCGGCGGCCCAACGCCTGGAGGAAGGATCCTCCGACCGAGCGCCAGCTGGCCTACGCTCGCGACCTGGGGATCTCGATCCCCAAGGGCATCTCGAAGGGCGAGCTGTCCGACCTGATCACGGCGTTCAAGTCGTGACCGCCTGACGGAAGGCTTGTTTTTCCCGGGCCAAACCGCGTTATTTTTTCTGCTCAACAGGCCTTGACCAAAAGGCGATAACTCCTCTAGAACCTCCGTCGCGTCATGGATGGCACGACGGTGATCGAGCTGTCCGGTACAGGGAGGTACGCGATGGACGCCACGGTGTGGATCGAGTTGCTGATCGTGGTCCTGCGGATCGTCTCCGCGGGGCTGGCTGGGTGAAGCCGCGGTTTTTTGCACGACGCCAACAGGCGATAAGGAGTATTGGCATGGATGCCAGCGAACGGATGCCAGGTGATGCGGAGGCCGCTGCGGCGGTGGCCGGGATGGCCGAGACCTACGGCCACGCGATCAGGGTGGGGGAGGAGCACTGGTTCCAGCCGTCGGTCGGCGCGATGCCGATCCCGGGCCGGGTGCTCGACGCGAACGCCGGCGGAATGATCGTGATCGCCGACCGGTCGGGGACGGAGCACATCATCCACCCCACCATGATCGCGGAGTTTTGACCCATGGTTCAGGGAAGACACCGCGCCATGTACCGCAAGGGTCCGGAACACCGCTGGGCGCAGCGGCGGGCCGAGATCGTTCAGAAGCTGATCGCCCCCGGCCGGGTCCTCGAGCGGTTGGTCTCCGAGATCCGGCCGGTCGGGGTGAACACCTACTTCATCCCGGCCGGGGCCGCGCTGCTGCTGCGGGCGAAGGCCACGCTGGACGAGTTCCGGCCGTTGGCGAACGACACCGAAGGGGAGGTCTTCGAGTGACCATCGTCCACGGTCTCGTGATCGCGGTCGCGGCCATGGCGGCCACCTTCGTGGTGGTGGCCCTGGCTGGGCTGGCCCTGGTCGCCATTCAGATTCAGGAGGAGCGGCACGGCACGGGATGCCGGGCCGCAGGAGGCCGGCGGAGCCGGCGGGGACAGGGATGCAATCGGCCGCGGGTGGCGGAGCCCGCCCGCGGCACTTTCACAAAGGGAGCGTGAGATGGCGCTGAAGATCGAGCGAGGGATCAGGCAGGGGGCGATCCGCGGGGTGGAATACGGGACCGAGGGGATCGGGAAGTCGACGCTGGCCGCCCAGTGGCCAAACCCGGTGATCCTCGACACCGAGGACGGGACGGGGCGGCTCGACGTGGCACGGGTGCGGTGCCCGGACTGGATGACCCTCTACGGGGCGCTCGTCGATCTGAGCGGCGACCCCCAGGGGTTCGGGACGGTTGTCATCGACTCGATCGACTGGGCGGAACGGTCGCTGCTCGAGCACATGCTGAAGAAGGACGGGAAGCGGTCCGTGGAGGACTACGGATTCGGGAAGGGGTTCGTCAAGCTGGCCGAGCAGTTCTCGACGCTGCTGGGCCTCTGCGACCAGATCGTCGACCGTGGCGTCCACGTCCTGCTGGTCGGTCACTCGACCGTGAAGCGGACGAGCCCGCCCGACATGGACGAGGGCTGGGACCGCTACGAGCTGAAGCTGTCGAAACAGGTCGGGCCGCTGGTCAAGGAATGGTCCGACCTCCTGCTATTCGCGAACTACCGGACGCGGATCGTCGAGGGGGCTGACGGCCGCAACCGGGCCAAGGGCGGAAAGGAGCGGGTCCTGTTCACGGAGCGGACCGCGGCCTGGGACGCGAAGAACCGGTTCGGGCTGGCCCCGGAGATCCCTATGACGATCGAGGCCCTGGCCCCGATCTTCGCGGCCGCGCCGGCCCCGGCCGCCACCCGGGCGGAGCCCAGCCTGTTCGAGCGGCTGGCCGAACGGATCGCCGCCTGCAAGATCGTCGAGGCCCTGGGGAAGGCCGGCGACTACGTCGAGCAGATGGGCAGCGAGGGCCAGCTGACGGCCGACCAGGTCAAGCAGCTCGAGGCCCTGATCGGCCAGCGACACGACCAGATCGAGCCGGAGGTGGCGAATGCCTGAATGGCACACCACCTGGACGCGGATGCGGGGCGACTGGCCCGCGGCCGGGATCACTCGCCGGCAGCTCGAGCAGCTGCTGATCGACGAGCGGATCGCGATGGGGATCTGGGAGGTGAAACGGGTCCTCGAGGCGGCTGGCATTTGGCCGCCGCCGAAGGCCTACGGCCACTTTTCGTATCAGCCGGAACACGTCGAGGCGGTCCGAGCGTATGCGGACCGCGAGGGTTTGGTCTTGCGAGTCAGGGAGGAGTCGGCCCATGCGGTTTGAACAGTTCGACCAGGACTACGAGGCGGCGGAGCAGCTGCTGCCGGACGGGGATCACGAGTGTGAGATCGTCAAGGTGAAGGAGTGGTTCGCCAAGGACCAGAGCCGGACGGCGCTGATCGTCACGCTCCAGCCGGTCGAGGGCGACTACTCGCCGATCGAGAAGTGGCTGGACCCGTCACAGAAGCGGGACCACCGGGCCGCCATGCAACTCCTGGACGCAGTGGGGATTCCCCGCGACCAGGACCTGGGCGACGACGCGGTCGGCCGGCGGGTGATCGTGACGACGAAGCGCGGGACGAAGAAGACGACCGGCGAGCCGGTGATCTACGTCAACGGGTTCGCCGCGTCGGCGAGCCAGGCCACCCAGCCGGCGAAGCCCGCGGCCCGCACCCCGAAGCAAAAGGTCGAGGCCGCCGGCCAGGGAGGGACGAATGACGACATCCCCTTCTGATCGGTTCGAACACGGCGAGGTCGTCTGGGAAGCGTTCGCCTACATCTCGAACGACCAGCGGCCCTGCTACCGGATCCGGCGGGCCACATTCGAGCGGCCGCAGCCCGGGTACGAGCTGCTGCACTACGACGACGGCCGCGTCGACCACTACTGGCAGACGACGGACCAGCGGGTGTTCCGGCACCACGTCGAGGCCGTGGCCCACTGCCAGGGCATTTTCGCCAGGCTTCGTCGTGACCTCGAGAACGCCATCGACGAGGTCATGGCGCTCGAAGACGACCATCCGGCCGGTCCCGGCCGTAGCGGCATCACGACCGCAGGGACAGCGCCGCCGGAGGTCGCGAAGTAACACCGGCCGTCGGCACCCAGGAGCGGTTTACCTTCCCGAACCCTGGACCGACCGTCCGCCCCACGTCACGGGGCCAAATCACCACGGAGGGACCAGTGAGCGACTACTACCCCGAGCGGGCCGACTTCGGCCCCCTGTTCAGCCAGGCCGCCGCGCCCCGCCAGGCCGGCATCGACGCCGGGGCCGCCTGCCTGGAGAAGGCCGAGCGGCGCGGCTTCGACGCGGACGCGGCTCGGGCCGCGGTCCTCGAGCTGCTGGCGGACGGCCGGCCACGCTCCGGCGAGGAGATCGTCGACCACTGCCAGGGGCTGGGCCTGGTCCCGCACGACGCCCGGGCCTTCGGGGCCGTGATCGGCACGCTGGCCCGCCGGGGGCAGATCGAGGCGGTCGGGTTCGCGGCCCGGAGGAAGGGCCACGGGACCGCCGGGGCGAGAGTGTGGAGGGTGAAGAAGTGAGCGGCGAGATCATCAGCGGGACTGTCCTTGGAATCGGCGCTCCAAACAGGACTCACGACGGCCGCGCCGTCCAGTGTGCAATTGTCCTTGGGGACGACCATGGGCTGTGCCGCGTATACGCGGACTTCGGCGGCGTTATGGACCGAATCAGCATTTGGGACCGTGTCACATGCTCAGTGCATGTTCACGCGGGAGACAACCGCGTCGAGAGCTGGAAGTTGATCGAGGCCGAAGTAACCGCGAAGGTCTCATCGTCGGCAGAAAAGCGAGCGATCCTGGACGCCTCCTGTCTCGATAGTGGTGACGAAGACCCTGTCGACTACCTGAATAGGGAACGGCGAAGCGTTGGCATTGTTCGTCAGTCCGTTACCGGCATCGGGTACGGGATGGAGGTGCGCGACTTCGACGAGTCTCCAGACTGGGTGGTGACGCAGCGGGAAACGCCGCAGCGTCCGTATGTGTGGTGGAAGAGCGCCGCAGGAAAGCGACACGACCACCAGCTCTGCGCCCACGAGGCTTACGAGTGGCTTCGTAAGAACCCGTCAAACACTTCGCAACTCTGGTCGAACCTCCGGATCGAAGACATCGACTACACGAAGTGGCTCCTGCTCGGGAACACCAAGGACAAGCGGAACGTGTGGGTCGTCGTGCATGTTCACCGTCTAAAAAAAACGACCCAGCAACCTACTCTCGAAAGCTGCTCGATCGACGATGGCAGGCCAAGCGGGTGGCCCTATTTGCCGCTCGAGGATCTTCGTGCGAGGCGTGTGGCCTCGACGGGGCAGCAACTGTTGTTCACCACCTGAGATACGACGCCGACCTGGAGCCGTGGGAGTACCCGGACTCCGACTACCTGCTCGTATGCCGAGCTTGTCACGAAAGGATTCACCGACGATGAAACACCACCCGATTGCCGACGTTTGGCCAATGATGGCCGAGGACAAACTGCACGAGTTGGCCGACGACATCCGCAAGAACGGCCAGCTGGTGCCGGTGTGGTTGTACGAGGGCAAGATCCTGGACGGCCGTAACCGCTGGGCGGCCTGCAAGATCGCCGGCATTGAGCCAAAGACGAAGGAATACACTGGCGACGAGCCGACCGCCTTTGCCGTGGCGATGAACGACCGACGGCGGCACATGAACAAGGGGGCTCTGGCTGCGGTAGCAGCCGAGCTTGAGCCATTTTTTGCGGCTGACGCTAAGCGCAGGCAGAAGCATCACGGCGGAACGGCTCCGGGAAAACCAAAGACACTTCCGGAAAAAGTTCCGGAAGTGAAGAAGGGTGACGGCGACGCTCGCAAGGCTGCTGCCGTGAGTGTCGGTGTCAACGACCGCTACGTTTCAGACGCCAAGAAGGTCAAGCAGGAAGCCCCGGAGGTGTTCGAGCGGCTCAAGGCCGGCAAGATCACGCTGCAAGATGCGAAGCGTGAGGTGGCGAAGAAGCCGACAGACGATTGGCGGGAAGACGAGCGCAGCCGCCAGGCCGAAGTTCAGTCTGGCCTGACTGTTGTGGCCAACGCCTCGGCCGACAAGAACCTGATCGCCTGGGCTGAGCGCGAGCGGCTTGCTGTTCGCATCGACCGCAGCACGCGGTACGGCAACCCGTTTGTGCTCGACGAGGACGGCGACCGCGACGAAGTGTGCGACGCCTACGAGAGACACTACCTGCCGCACAAGCCATCCATTACGGACAGGATCGAATCAGGAGAGCTGAGTGGAAAGGTGCTGGTGTGTCACTGTTATCCGCAGCGGTGCCACGGAGACTGCCTGGCCGCAGAGGCAAACTCTGTGTCTGTGAAGTAAAGGAGTAACGCCATGAAAAGTAACACCCCCAACCCCCGCCGCTGGTTCGCGGACCTCCTGGCCGCCTTCCGGCGTGTGACGCCGGAGAAGCGGAAGGCTCACATCCAGTCGGCCCTGCGTCGTGCAATCGAGTGGAGGCCGCCACGGTTGAAAGGAGGCCAGGATGGCCGGTGAATGGATTCCCTACGACGTCTGCCTTCCCCAGAAGCCGGAG